ATAGGAATAGGGCACAGGCTATGGAACGGAATCAGATCGCATTCCTCATCGTCCAGAATCTCACTGCCAGCGTACAGAATCTTACGCAACTCAGCGATACCATCACCGTTAACGTCAATGTATATATAGCACTCGTATACCTCAATGACCTGCATTGCAGGATCTAGGCTGATATTCTCGTCTGGCTGCTCACCCTGAGAGAATCGAGCCACTCGCTCTGGCGTAAACTGCAAGTCATCGTAAGAAGGTAACTCCTCAACCACAGACTTCTTGAAGCCCATAGCAATCAACTCGCTACGAGTCATCAAGCGACGATGAGCCACAAACGGGCTATCTTGAATAGTTCTTGCCGATTTGCTAATTAGGAATTCTTCTGGTGGTACGTTCTCAATCTTTACGCAGCCGTACTTCTTGGACTTCTTGACCTTGACGTTATACAGCGGGATCTGAATAGGCATACCAATCATATCCATGCCGCCATCCATGAACTCGACTTCCTGCTCGACCACCTCAATGCCGGGATCAGACAAGAGCATGGCTAGCTCATCTTCAGTCAGGTTCTTGTATTTCTCTTTGTTAACGTCTTCTTTGGCTTCCCAATACGCTTTAACAACGCCAACCTTCTGCATCAAGGCATCTTTGAACCAGTTGTGCAAGATCAACAGACCATCGTTCTCACGGTAGAAAACCCAGTTACAGTAATCAGTGGCTTGTTTAGCTGATTCCTCATCTTCAGGACGAGTAGGCTCAAAGTAGACAATATCCTCAGTTGTCGTAAAGACACGGATAAGTTGTGGCAGCGCACCATCGATAGCCTCAGCTACCTCTCCAGTGACGATCTGGCTACGGCCTTCTACCTCGTTGCCGTAAGGATTACGTAAGTAATAGTCCAGAGCCTTGCGTCGTAGTTCGGTAGTCTCTGTCTCAATGTAACCGATGGCATTGTCGATTTCGTTCTCAAGAATGCCCTTGATCTGACCTTCATCCATCTTCATAGCAAATCCTTAACGGAAATTTTGCCTATTATACAATCCAATTTGTCTTAATTGGCAATGTTGTTGACCACGAACTGTCGCTCTCGTCAAGCCCTATTGCAAGGTATCTGAAGGCATCAGCGTAGTGGCTAGACCAGTCATGCAAAGGTTTCTCGTAGAAAACATTGCGCTTCTCGTCATGCTCCCGACGGTAGTTCCTCAGCGCATTAAGCCCATTCTTCGTCTTTGGATGAAACCAGCACCGGGGAATAAGTCTTCTGACCGCTTGTATGCCATCAGCCACAGATAGACGCGGACAAACCGTAATCGATAGTCCAGCCTCCTCAAGCACTTCCTTACGCGATTTACCTGTGCCAAGTTCCCGTACTTGTACGTCATGCGGAAGGATTTGGTTAAACTGTTCATACTTGTTATCCCTCAGCCAGTTAACGTACCAGTCTAATCCTTGCCCGTGATTTTCGATGCAGTCCAGTAATCTAACTTCTTTTCCAGCCAACTGAGCAACCCAGATAGTAGTGCTATCACCCATTCCAAGATCCCAAGCAGCAAAACTGCGGCACAAGTCATCACGAGGAAAATCGCTAATATGACCAAGTTTCTCAAGATCGTTAATAAGTTTGCCATAGTAACTACCCTCCACCGCTGCGTTAAACGAGCACTCAAACTCTTGGTTGTACTTGTCCTCACCCATCTCAAGTTGGGCAGCTTTAAGCTCAGACTGCGGCAGAATCCCTGTATCGCTGGCCTTGAACTCTAGGTAAGCCCAGCCATCAGTCTCCTTAGCCCTATCCGCTAGATCCCGGAAGTGATTGTTCCCTTTAGGCGTACCAATGAATGAAGCCCACCCTAGCCGGTCAGCTAGAGCAGGACGGACAATCTCATTCCATATCTTTGGGTTTTGGTCACCGATCTCATCCAAGACAACACCGTCAAAGTATTGGCCTCGTAATGAGTCTGCATTGTCTGAACCGTATAGGCTTATGCGCCTACCCCAGAAGTCAACCCTAAGCTCGGCAATGTTAGCCGTAGCTCCTAGCGGTCTTGTGTACTCTAGCAGGTAATCCCATGCTACCCGCTTGGCTTGGCTGTATGTCGGAGCGATATACGCAAACCTTGGGTTAGGCTTGTCGCACTCTATCGCTGCTTTGATAAGGTGGTTGATTGCGCTAACAGTCTTTCCCATACGACGATGGGCAACCACCACAGTAAAACGATGCTGCTCAATGGCATCATGGATCTTTAGCTGCTGCTCTCTAGGCTCGTAATTAATGACAATCTCTGTCACTTAACGTATCCGCAGTTCAAGCACTTGTTGTTTACTAGAAACGCACTGCACATAGGGCAGTTAGCCATCTGTCTATACTTCATTTCTTGCCTCCCCAACGGATTACCATCTCTTGAGCCTCGCCATCTCTACCTGTTACCTCTGTCCTAGCTAGCTTAGGGATATGGTACTCACTCAGCTTCTGCATTAGGTCTAGCGCCTTGTAAGGATCCTTATCAGCGACCTCATTAAGCCATCTGTCCATGTTCCCTGCATTACGCTCTAGTAGCTCTGCTATCGCCTCTCTGACCTTACCAGTGGCCTTATTAGGCATTCCTTTAGGTCTACCCGGCCCTGCTAAACCTTTTCCGATTTCTGGCGTTTTAATATCTTCTTTTGTTTCCATAATTGCATTATCCTTTGGATGTCATGCTTACTAAGCTTGTTGCGTACAATCAATACTCATGTATAATAATATTTCACTTGGAGGAACTATGAAAATCACTATCGAATCAACGCCAACACAAGGTATTACATTTACTTTAGATGATGAGCTTTTAAAATCTAATCAAGATGACTTTATTAACTTTTTAGAACATGTCAAAATGTTATTACAAATTCATATTGATGATGCTAATAACTTAATCGAGTAAGCCTTTCTTATAATCTTCAAGTCTTCTTAGCATTGCATCATCAATCATTGTTGATACCCCTGCTTTTCGTTTTTCAATAGCGCCAATCGTATGCGATCTCAAATCGCCAACTTTACCCATTTGCTCTGCTGCTAATTTTGTATATTGTGGCCCCATAAATATTTCAACAGGTGCGCTATATCCTAATCCACCCAAATATTCCATATTGGTAAGATCTGTATTATATGTTGCATTTTTAGAAGGTTTTAAAATTATTCCTTTTTTACCTGAAGATACGAATGCATTACCACCATAACCCCTTGGAAGTCCAGCCAAAGCAGGATCACCAATTGCATTTTCTATATCTTCTGCATTAAATCCAAATTCTTTTTGAAAATTTATATCACCTTTTTTCCTACTTTTACCATAAGCATTAGCAACAAATGCTTTTCTCAAATCTCCCCCAGCCGCACTATTCTGAAATAATTGCAATCTTCCTAATTCTGTTTCTACTCCAGCAAAATCTTTAAATGGATACGTTACTCGCCGTTTTTCTCCTGTACCAACAAATTTAGGAGTATTTTGTATTCTTTCATTAAGTTTAGGAATAATTTGGGGGCTATTCGGATTCCTATCAATTAAACCTAATAAAACTTGCGTTGGCTGTACAGAATAATTTTCTGAATATTGTGCCATTGTTATTGGAGTTGAAATTACCTCACCAGTTCCACCAGCCTCTAAATTTTCTTTTCTAGCAATAGCATCTCTTGTAACAATTTTTTCTGCAACAGTTTTCCCAGAAGCTCCACCAATACCCTTTTTAATATGTTCAGTATCTAAAATATAATTTTGGCCTCCATGAGTAATAACGTGCGGAATATCTACTCCAGACACCTGAGTAATTTTCATATTTCTACTTGAATTATCCCAAGGCATAAATAAAAGACTTGCACCTTGTTTGTTTGATAAGTCGTTAATTGTTTTATTAACTAATCCACCAATATCTTCGCGTTTAAATTGAGTTCCTACTAACGGATCTGGATTAGATGGGCTTGTCGGCCTATATACATACATCTGCAAACCTGTTTTTGCAGCATAATCATCAAGCAAATCGCCAATGGTTGGAGCAATATATTTTCCTGCCGAAGCAGTGCCTTTTAATGCTGTCCTGCCAACACCATACCCAATAGCTCCTAAACCAGCCATATCCAATACATCCATTGTGTTCGGAGCCCTGCCAGCACCAATATCTGTATAAACCTGTTGCGCCCCAGTAACTCCAAGCACGTCTGCTGGCTTAATTGCTCTAAGCAATTGGTCTAAATTAACCTGATTAGTCTGCAATCCACCGGGCACAACCTCACCAGTAGGCTGCTGTTTAGGAGCAAAATTAAATCCTGTTGGTATATTTACTTGAGCAGAGGAATTATTTGTTGGAAATAAAGCCTCAAGATTCAACGGGTTAGCAGTCACTACTTGCTGTGCGTTAGGAAGAATTTGATTTAGAAATTGGCCTACTCTTGCAGCACCAGCAGCAGCTAACTGTGCAGGATTCTCTTTGACGGGCGTAATTGTTCCAGATGTCTTACGCTGCACATTTTGAATGGAAGGCATCGGAACTCGACCTCTAGGATCAAGCCCCTTACTTTGAAGAAAAAGAATCCGATCAATCTCAGCTTGCGTTAGCTGTCTGGGCATCTCAGCCATATATCGCCTCGTACATATCCGGCCTGTTAGCCTTTATCCACTCTCGTGGCTCCTCGTGGCATTTCTCAAAGTCTGTTCCTACTGTCTGGCTTCCTGCGTGATGCACATAAGCCCTTGAGACAAAATGCCTAAATCCCGCTTTTTGCAGGTCATGGCATATTATATTATCGGAATACCAATTCGTGCTAGGAAACTTGGCTGTCTCCCATGCCTTCCTACTAATGGTAGCAAATATTGGTGCTATGACTCCTGCGGGCTTAATCATTGTCTCACTAGCCCATCGTAACCCTAGCTGCTGGTCTTCCTCTACCGGGAACCTAATATTCTGGTCAGGTAATACATAGTCAGACCTAGCACCTAAGAATCCGAGATTTATACCCTTGGATTCCAGAATTTCCGCATCTTCCTTGAGCAGATCTATAGTACTCGGTGTTATAACAACGTCATCGTTAGCTACGATCAGTGAATCGTGTCCCCTGCTGAAGGCATAATTGATACCCGCATTATATGCGTCTCCAAAATTGGTACTATGATTTGGCCTGTAGATAACATTAAGTTCCGACATTCTCGAACGTATTGTTCCCCAGAGGCTAAGGTTATTTGAGCATAGATAAATTGGTAGTTCTGGAGCATAGACCTTGATGCTTTCCAGTAATATCGTTATACCGGGATTACCGATAGTGCAGATAACTATGGCTTGCATATACCCCAGAAATATAGATCAGCAGGGTTTGCATTAGTGGAAAATCCGTACTGCTCAAACTTAGACAAATCGCAGTTATCCCTAATGTCCTGCTCTGTTAAGTTACGGTAATAGTCCCCGCAAAATGGGGCATCTGATGGACTTGTACGCCTCGTCCCGTGTTCTGGTCTTCCTTCTGTAGCGCACGTAAAGAATACAAACTTACGAGCCATCCTAACCATATTGTCAAAGGTCTTAGCCCACTCAGGGTTATGCTCAAAGCATTCACAAGACGCAACAACATCAAAGGAATCGTCAGGGAAGTCTAGTTCCTCTCCCTTGGCTACTAGGTCAACTCCCTTACCCTCACCAAGATCAACACCAACGTATTGCGCTGCGTTAAAGAACTGCCTAATCGATCCGTTAATGTCCAGACTGCCTATCTCTAGGACTTTTTGACCTGCGAAGAATATAGGGAACTTGAGCGTTAACCCACGAACGAAATCTAGCTGGCTTTGATGGCTCACTTTTTCTTGTTTCTAGCGGAAATGGCTGCGGCTTTCTTCTTGGCATCAGCCTTGCTGGATGCTCCCCATGCTCGTAGAGACAGTAACAAACGAGTAGGCTCACCATTAGGTTTAGTCTCCGGCCCCGGCATATTACCCATACGGGCTAGGAACGAGGCTCTCCTTGGGTTATCCCCTGACTTAACCGGAGCCTTTAGGTCAGAGCCGGGATTCTCAGCCTCATAGGACTTACGGCCTTTTTCGTTAAGACCGCCCTTGGGATTCTTGCCAGCCTTCTTAGTCCATGCTGCTGCCATTCTTGCCCCGTTTCTTCTTGCCCATAGGAATCTTAATTTCGATTTCTATTTCATTAACGCCATTCTTTTTCTTCTCTTTCTCGTCTTCAAGATATTGTTTTAGCAA